CCTATATTAATTGTTGACCCGATTATAATATTGTCAATTACCGTGTCATTAACATTTATAACGGTATCTCCAATGTTTACTGGAGCTGTGACAAAACCTATGACAGTATTAGGATTAACTTCCAGTATGATTTTATTGCCAACATGATCCACCCCATCAAAGTAGGAGCCGAAATATAGCTCTATATCATAATCAAAAGTTATATCTATGGAGTGATTCAAAGTAGCGTTGGGTATATCGAGTGTATACCCAACGCACTTAGTAAATCCTTGTAGATGGCTTTTTTTCTGATTAAGCTTTACGTTTCTTTTGCTTAAGCTCATGTTATTTCAAATACAGTAACTTTTTTACTTGAGTTTCCGTCCTGAACAGCGTACACATCTCCTGTATAGGTATTGTTTTCATAGATATCCCCTGACTCAATTAATATACCCTCTTCAATAATCGCTGGATCATTAAAGCTTATATATATCTTTTTTCTTGAATTACTCGTAAGCACAAAACCTATCCTATCTGCGTTGCTAGGCAAAAGAAGAAAGCTGCTAGTTGGGATAGACACACATGTTTTTGTGGATACCGACCCTCTAACGGATAACTGTTGTGTACTTTTAGAGATTTGAGTCATGGCTATTTAGTGACCTCTAAAATCTGAGCGTTCCCAGTTCCTGTTGATTCCCATATTCCAGTAATAATACCAGTATAATCAGTACTTATGTATGTATCTCCTTTATCTAGTTTTATTGCACTAGTAATAGTTGCCGTCCCTGTTTCAGAAACATACATAACACCGTTTGTATCGTTTCTAATAATCGCTTTTACTCTATTTGCATTTGCTGCTAATAAAGTTGTCGATACGTTGGTTCTTGCAACGCTAGACTCCGCCCCTGTTGTCCCTTGGCCTAACCCAGCAGTATTAGTTTCAATACTTTGTAGGTTAGTGATAATGTCGTCTTGCTTTGTTTCTTTTGATCCGTTAGAGTTTAACGTTTGTAGCTCTGTCTTTACATTTTGTAATTCCAGTAACTCGTCTTCTCTGCTTTTTACTACTTGACTCATCTGTAATAGTTCGTTATAATTAATTGTCCATTTACATTTTCCCAAAGAGCGTATATATCACCCCGATAATCGTCAACTAATAGAATATCATTTCTATTTAGCCTCCATGTGTAATTGGTGCTTGTTATTCCTGCTCCATATCGTATATAAACCACGCTATTAGAGTCGTTTACAATAACGGCACCAACCCTGTTGATATCTTGATCCAAAACCTTTACAGGTGTTGCAATAGCAGTAATCTGATTAACCTCTGAACAGTCTCCAAAGATTGCGGTACTATGTATTGCATCAAGTATCATATATGTTTAAGAAGTATCCTAGCACTAATAGTGCCTGTTGTGCTTCCGTTTGCTTCAATTCTTAATCTATAATAAAGAGCGTCAACATAACCAACTCTTATAGCTGTGTCTTCGCTTATCTTAATCTTTGTAAGCTCATTATGAGCTTGGTATTTAACCCCATCAATTGAGCTTTCCAACGTGATAAATGGCTTACCATCTAATCCGGCAGGCTCGATTAGCATTCTGCCGAACCACATCTGACAAATCCTAACAGGGTCAGTGACCCCGTCTGCTATAGGAGCGTTATCCGCTAGGCTTAATATAGGTATTATCTGTGTCAATACATTCCCCCTAAACCTAGGTATTTAAATTTTTGGCCCATGTACTCAGGATATACATCATCGTACTTGATAACAAAATCGCGTACTCCTTCGGCGGTTTCTGTTGCCCTATTATATCTAATAGATAAAATGCCTGCTAGCTCACTATTTAATGACTGCTTGCTTAGTTCGTTTGACGGCTGTACATTACCGGTTATAGTATTGTTCTTTTGTTGTTCTCTAACATAATGAAAGTAAACAAACCCCATTAGCATGTCTTTTATTCCGTGAGTTACAATAGGCAGGCATCCACTCCCTTGATCTTCACATATTGGATTGAATATGTCAATAAATCTTTGCGTAGTGGGTTCTCTATCAACCAAATCAGCGACAAATAAATTATACAAATCACAACCTAATAATTTTATAAGATATTCTTTCTCATAAGTATCTATGTACCATTGCAATTCATCAACGGTAAATCTATCTGTTGAAATTTGGTAAAGTGATTTTACCTTGAAATCATCTATAGATAATATCATTTCGTGTCAATGTCGCTTTTTAGCCCCTTTGTTCTTCTAGCCTTTGCAGGTTTATCCTCTTTCTTTTTCACTTCCTCTGCATAACCTTGTTCAATCATCCTATCCGCAAATGGCTTTGCTGCGTTGGTAATGATTCTTCCTTTTTCAATTCCTGCTGGGTGGGCTTTTATAAACTTTATATCCATGACCTTTTTATTTAAAAAGGAGAGCTAATGCAGCTCCCCTTTTATTGCTTAAATTATGGTTGTGTAATTGCTGTAATTGCTGCTGCAATGTCAGGAACATGCATGAATGCGTTAGCGTTTACATTTCTAATCAATAGAGCAAGTCTTCTAGACGCTTTGATTGATACCATGTCTTTGTTGAAGTCGTCTTCGTTATCGAATGAGATATCAAGAGTCAGAGTCTTTCTGTTGTAGATTGTAGCCTTATTGCTATCCATTACATACATCTCACCAGCAGGGACAAGTGTGTTTTCAACGATTCTAACGCCGTTGATTGTACGTCCGTTGTCTGTTGCAAAAGGTGCAATCACATAGTTTCCGTCTGCATCTTTTGTGCTTAGTAGCTTCGTTACATCTACAGGGTTCATTAAGGCAACGTTAGCCATGAAGAAGCCTTCTGACACAGTCATAATCTGAGCCTTAATAACGTGTATTAAGTCAAACAATGAAGCATTTTTGATTGTTGTAGCGTAATCACCAGCAACAAAAGTTGAAGCTGAAAGAGCAATTCCTTTTAGCTCAGGAGAAACCCCAGTACCTAATAGTAATTGCTGGTCAACTCTTTGATCAACAGAAGAAATTAAAAGGTTCCTTACCTCAGATTCAACAAAATCGAAATCGTCCATTGACTCCTTTGATACTTTTATTGAGTCTGCTATCTTTTCGATCTTACAAGTGTATTCTCGCCAATCAATAGCTGAAAGTGTAGGATAAGGAGATGCTTCTGCTACATTATTAGCACTTCTAGTCACATTAGCCTGATCAGTGTATACTAGGTTGTTTCCATTATTGTCACCAACGCTTTCGCCACGTATTAAGTCCTCTAGGAATCTTCTTCTATATGGAATTTCTCCAATCTCAGCAACACGAGTGCTAATTGTGGTGTCTAAAACGTTTGCGCTAACAACACTAGATTTTTGCTGTAGTCCTGTGTTTATTTCTAGTGAAACTCTAGATTTTACACCAGCCTTCATTTGGCCGAGCTTTTCTTTAGCTGTGTTTAAAGCTTTTTGTATTAAGCTCGTCTCATCATCACTAGCTTTTGCTTTCTTTTGGAAATCAGCAATAGCCTCACCTTGCTTTATAAGGATTGAGTTAAGCTCGTCTTGCTTTTTCTTAAGCTCATCAATGTTTGTTTCAAAAGCCTTGATGTCCTCAGCGTTAGCCTTTGATTCAATAGCTTTTGTCATAGCATCATTTTTCTCTGTAATGCTAGTTGATATTTTTTCAAGTTCTTTTTTGATGTCTTCCATCACTTTAGTTTTTTAGATTTTCGTTGAAACTTTTGAGTAATTCGACAACTTGCTCCTCGTTTGTCGGCTCAGGTGAACGAATCGGCCCAAGTGAATCTAGCACGCTTTTCAAGTTCTCGAGTTCGTGAGTCAGGCGTTCACCACCTTCATCACTTATATTTGTGTTAGTAAGTACTTTTGAAAGCTTTTGTATAAGCTGTGTGATTTCTGTGTGACTTTTAACGCCTACGGTGTTAGCTAATGAGTTAGCCCCCCAAGCGTTAAGGCTTGACACCTCCCATAATCTGACTTCTTTTATTATATTCACACCTTCCATTGAGTCAAACTCTTCAGAAATTACATTGAATCCGTGTGAATGCTCTGTGATTATCCCTTCTTCATACTCTATTAAAGTGTCCCTGCCTAAGGTAGTCTTTGCTAGTTGAGAAACGGCAAATGCTCCTTTAGTGTCTTCTTGAAGATCAATAATTTTGCCAGGAGTTAAATAAGGGTCGTGATTCTTAAAATGTTTTATTCTGGCCCTGTTTTCTTGAAACGTTTTTTTGAAAGCTCCTGCCTCCATCACGTCGTTATCACTATCTCTATTGCCAAAGACAGAAAAGTAAAATGTTACAATCCCTTTCTTTTGGTCAAAGTCTTTTAGCTCTAAATTGTTACTTTTGTGTAACATCTTCTTTTTGTTTAGGTGTTCTTAATATGTCTAATTCTGGTCTGTCCTCGTAAGGCTGACCTAACATCTCTAACATCTGCTTAGGTGTTATAATCCCCTCTTTAACTTGATCTAATAATCTTTTGCTAAGAGTATCTAAGTCGTCTTGAAGTGCTGGTATCTTATCAGTTGAGTAAACAAACTTATATTCTTTCCCTGTTTGTTTTTGCCATCCACTAGCAAAATGATGTTGCAACGCCTGTCTCAAGTCTTCGGCTTCTGGAATAGCTACGTTTTGCCAAAACCTTTTTTCTGCTTCGGAGACATTGTTGTAAGTGCTTTTATCGTTATCACTAACAAGTACTGAGCTTATCTGATACACCCTACAAAAGTCCTGTAAATCAAATGTGTTAGACTCTAAGACCTGCATATCTGCGGGGCTTAAACCTACAGATTGCCAGTTTACGGGGACACTTGATTGAAATACCTTCCCTTTGTTTTTTCCACTTCCGTACTTTTCTTTAAAAGTCTTTTCTGCTCTCTCCATTTCCCCAGCAGTCAAAGAAACGCTTCCATCTTTTGGTGTTAAAATACCTATAGGCGCGCCGTTCTGCATCATTCCTAACGATGCATCATAACTTTCATTTGATCTTTGCAGTGATCTTCTTAAAGAAGACATAGGGCTTAATCCGTATACGCTCTTTCCGTCTTCGTCTGAGTTAGGGTTAAATGTCTTCCTGTGATAAACTTTTGATGCTTCAATCTCTGTTTTGCTACTGTCAATAAGAAGTGTATACCCTCTAACTGGATTCATCCAAGAACCTTGTACTATTTCTACGTTCTGGCTAGGCATGTTATATCCCTTAGTGAAGAACGTATCTGGGAACCCTGTTGGAGCCAGCCCGAATATAAAATTATTGCCTGTTATTTTCTTGAACGCTACAGCAGCAAACACAAACTCCTTGAATGTTTGGGATTCATTAGGGCATCGCAGAAAGTCAAGTATAAACTCTTCTTTAGTAGGTATTAGCTCGTCTCCGACAACTTCCATCACTTTAAATTCTAAAGTGCTTACGTTCTCAGCTATATAATCAACTACAGTTCTAGCATGAGGATTATACGAATACCCTTTTGTGATGTATTCTTTTGGGTTATCCTCGTAAAAAACAGTATTTCCACTTCTAAACAAACTATAAAGCGCACGCGCTAGAGCGTTGTTTTCTTGGTAAGAAATCTCTGTTTGTTTTTTCTGCCTTAAAAAACTAGGTATGAGGTTCAATTTGTCATAGTTTTTGCTAAAATAATTTTTTTATCTGAAAATCACAACAGGACGTTCATTAAGGTGTTGATATACATATCTTATTGGGTCAATCAAATGATCAAATCCTTTATGAGGTGTTGAAGACTTTTTATCATTCCAGATATAGTTGTTAAGCTCTTTTATTAGGTTACTACTGCTAGGGTCTACGACAATAGTATATCCTTGCATGTCCATGATTCCTTTCTTAACACTATCGGGGCCTTTCTTTGCTGGCTGAACATTTATGCCTTTGTCTCTCATCTCTTTTATAAGCCTAGGTTCTGCGCTATCTGCTATCAAAAGATCATCTGGCTTTATATATTCTTTGTTAATAGATATAATGTCGGAGGTGTCTAGGTTCGTGCTATATAAGAACTCTTTACAATATATCTTCTTTTGTCTATCAGATCGGAAGAGCACACGTCTGAACTCCAGTCACCGATGT